CGGTAACCGGCTCCAACGCACAGACTTTTGTTTGTGAGTGTTCTCGGTTGAATATGGGCGTAAGCCCTGTTGGACACAATGTAAATACAAAGATCAAGGGGTAACACCCTGGGGAAACCCACGATTGCTTTTGCAATCAAAGTTCCGTACCTCGAGGTTCACGCATAGCGGTAGTCGAGATCGGCGTAGGTCCCACGAGACGCCATTAATTGGTTAGGACCCGTATTATTACTGATGATACCAATCAAAAAGCAATGTCGACCAGTCCATTGGTCAGGGCAATTTATTTTTATATAAAAATTATTGTTGAACAAAAACATTGGGGAAACCTTGTTTCACAAGGTGACCCGTCGTAAATCACAGGGGGGGAATGGATTTTACCCGTATTGTGTGCTTTTGGCCTTAAGAAAGCTAAGCTCCCAGTAAGAGAAGTGGAGAGTGCTTGATTTCACCGATCAAGTTCATGGGTGGTTAAAATAGTTATGAGAAGCTAACCGGCTTTCTCACCTATTGATATAGTAATAACAGGTTTTAGGGATGTTTTTTCAAGGTGAAGATGAGTTCCAAAAATTCAAGAAAACAACAAACAATAGTGCAGACCCACACTGTAAAAAAGGGGCCTAGTCTTTTGTTGCCCACACCCCCACAGGCACAAAAGAAAAACAAACCTAAGAAAAACTTAGGTAAAAAGAAAAAATTAAAGTTAGGTGGGGGACATTTAGGGATTAGAGCATTGTCGCAAGTGGGCCAAAAAGCCTTTACAGTGTTAACTAATCCTTTTCATGAAGCAGCTCGAGGAGGTTACATTCCTGATAATGCAGCCCAGTCTTCGTTTAAATTCGCTGGAAAGTCACGCTTTGTCGTTAGTATACCCACAGGACAAAGAGTTATGATTTTCCCGATGTATTCGTCAGCAAATGATACACCATGCGCGTTTACAATTTCAGGAACAGTAGCGAATTTTAACACTGGGACTTATTCATGGACTACAGCACCTACTGGGTTGACTTTTTCAACAATTGTCAATGGTTCTATGCCTTTTTCACAACAAAGTTTATATGATAATGCTGTGTCATACCGATTAGTGAATACTGGATTTAAAGTCCGTTACACTGGTACTGTTTTAAACAGGGGAGGAACAGCAATTTGGTTCGAAGATTTGGGCAATTACCAAGGTATTGCAGATGCCACTGAGTTGGCTGGCACACCATTGGGGACGTTGCAATCGACAAAGTGGACAACAAAGCCAAACACCAGGTATTGCAGCTTTAATGTAGGCGATGAACATGAGTTTCACGCAACACCTTGTATGGGGAGTAGCCAAAATACCGTAGGTTTCCAGAATTTCAATGGTACTTTTAGTACTTCTGATTCATCATGGGCAAACACGGAGAATGATTATACTCCTATTAGGTTTGGCAGCAACACCACCGGTCAACTCGCACCAATACCCCGTCAAGTTTTGATCTTACAAAACACGACAGCATCTGGCACCATAGAGTTCACAATTGAGCTCATTGGACATGCTGAGTATGCTGGGGGTAACGTTGTAGCAATGCAAACTCCATCACCCGTTCATTTACAAGATCTTCACACTGTTAAAAGTGCCGTGTTGCAGTCAAAAGCAACTCATGGTCAAGATCCGGATAAACATCCTAGTCATCACGCTCATGATATTCTAGGTCATATGTTGCAAGCAGGGTCGCAATTGATGGGGATGGCCGGACATGAGGCATTGAACTATGTCAGCAAACCAAGTAACGTCGCACGACTAGGAGCAGCTCTCGGGGCCATGATGGTATGAGGTTGTGGGAGAACAGCAGTTCTCCCCTCTTGTTACCATGGTTGGCGTGAAGTCGAAGTAGTTAGTTTGTACATAATCAATGGAGTG